ATACAGAAGTCGCTCTTACTGCAAGGTATTTCCGCCTTGTTGTAGATGGACCGAGCGGAAATGCTGGAACGACATTTCTTTTAGCGATTAGAGCGGTTGCTTGATATGTCCGAGGAGAATGATGCTGTCTGCATCGCATATGTCCATTCGAATGAGGTAGCACATTCTTGGCATCAAAGCCTAATGGAATTAGTCGCTTGGGATTTCGCTAATCATGGACGAGTGATTCGTGGTGGTTGGCTAGCCATGAAGTATGGCACGGGCGGGATTATTGCCGCCCGAAATCAAACAGTCGAGAAATTCCTCAATCAAAGAGATGCCGAATGGCTGATGTGGTTCGATACCGATATGGGATTTCAGCCCGATACCGTCGATCGCTTGATCGAGATGGCTGACCCAGTGGAGCGGCCGATTATTGGTGGTCTATGTTTTGCCCAACGAGAGACGGCCCTTGATGGAATGGGTGGCTATCGTTGCCAGCCTAGACCTACCATTTTGGACTGGATCTCCGATACAAAGGGGTTTCAGGGTCGTGCCTATTGGCCAGTAAATCAGGTGGTACAATGTGGAGCCACAGGATCAGCGTGTATTTTAATCCACCGTTCTGCCCTGGAGAAGATGGCAGAAAAGTACGGAAGCGGAACCTGGTATGATCGCGTGCCAAATCCTGCGCAGGGCGGATTGTATGGTGAGGATGTCTCATTCTGTATCCGCGCCGGGGCAATGGAAATCCCTACTTTCGTTCATACTGGCGTCAAAACCACACACATGAAATCCCTCTGGCTTCAAGAAGCTGATTATTGGCGCTACGCACAAGCCCCTCCTGCAACTGAGCCCGTTGCTGTGGTCGTGCCTGTACTCGGCCGCCCTCAGAACGCTCAGCCGTTTATGGCGAGTTTGCGTGCATCGACTGGCATGGCGACGGTGTATGCCGTAGCAGGGCCAGAGAATACTGCGGAGGCCCATCAGGCGACCGTGGCGGCGTGGAAAGCCGCTGGCGCGCAGGTGCTTACCGGTCCTGGGGTTACGTTCGCCGAGAAGGTTAATGAGGGCTATCAGCAGACGGTCGGTCCATGGGTGTTCATCGTCGGTGATGATGTTCGGTTCCACCCTGGCTGGCTTGATCATGCCGAGGCGGTCGCTGGTAAGGATCATCATGTGATCGGCACGAATGATCTTGGCAATCCGCGAGTCACATCTGGTGAACACGCCACCCATCTATTGATCCGCCGGTCCTATATCGATGAGATTGGCGCGTCCTGGGATAGTCCCGGTATTCTCGCCCATGAAGGATACCGGCACTGGTTTGTCGATGATGAGATCGTCACCGCGGCGAAGCAGCGAGGCTGCTGGGCCATGGCACTCGGCTCAGTTGTGGAACATCTGCATCCTGCTTGGAAAAAGGGTCCGATGGATGAGGTCTATGAACTCGGCATGAAACATTCCGCTAAAGATCAGGAACTCTTCGAGCAGCGGTTTAAAGAGAATGTGAGAGGTAAGGATGCTGGTCGCGGTTAGTGGATCGCGGGGGTTCATCGGGTCGGCAGTTTGTGAGGAGTTGAAGCGTCGGGATCATGAACCGATGGGCTTCGATCTCCCATTCCACGACATCCGATACGAAACCAGCTTCAATGGGGCAAATGCCATCATTCATCTTGCGGGGATGCTCGGCACCCATGAACTCTTCGACACCATCAACGAGGCAATCGACACTAACATCAAAGGCACAGCAAACGTCCTAGACATCGCCCACCGAGAAAACGCCCGATACGTCGGCATCACCATGCCGCACGTGTTCCCCTCGATCTACACAGCCACGAAGATCGCCGCCGAGCAGTTCGAACGGGCCTATCACTACACCTACGGTGTGCCGGTCTCCCGCGTACGAGCCTTCAACGCCTTCGGTCCTGGCCAAAAACACGGCCCCGGTCATCCGCAGAAAATCGTGCCCACATTCGCCACCGAAGCGTGGGCTGGTCGACCGATCCCCATCTGGGGTGACGGCACCCAGACCGTCGACCTGATCTACGTGGATGATCTAGCGAGTCTCTTGGTAGATGCCTTGGAATATGGCGATGATTTCACCATTGACGCCGGCACACGCCACGCGCTTACAGTGAATGAAGTCGCCCAGATGGTCCTCGATATCACCGACTCGAAGGCGGGTATCACGTATCTTCCTATGCGCCGGGGAGAGATCCCCAGGAAGATCACCGCTAGGGGAGAAGGTTGGGAGCGCGCTCTGACTCGCCGCCCTGTATGGAACATGGTCCATTTCGTCAAGACGGTACAGTCATATAAGGAGTTATTGATATGAGACGTTGGCTTATGTGATGTCGAATGTTGGAAAATGGAATCCATGGTTTTCTAAGAAGGACGAATCTATTACTTGGAAAAACGATGAAGATAACGGTGGTATCAAGCCTCTACGGCGGCTATGATCAGCCAACGACCCCGCCAGTGCAGGATGTTGAATGCGAATGGGTGCTGGTCACTGATCAGGATTATGATGTGAAGCCGTGGCGGGTCGTGGTGGAGCCTCGGCCCCAACTTCATCCACGGCTCGCCGCCAAGGTCGCCAAGTGTCGACCCGATCTTTATGCGGAAGCTGATGTCTACATTTGGGTGGATGCCAGCTTTCACATCTATTCCAGCGATTTCGTTGCCTGGTGCGCTAAATCGCTACTTGACACGAATGGGCTGATAGCGCAGATTCCCCACCCGGATCGGATCCGCATTGTTGATGAAGCGGATGTTTCATCGATTATGGGGAAGTACGGGAGTCTGCCAGTTCATGCCCAGGTGATGCACTATCTTCGCAATGGTTATGTCGACGGCTGGGGTTTGTGGGCTACGGGGCTTCGTGTGCAACGGGAAGATCCATTGTTGCACGAGTGGGGTGATGCGTGGCTCGCTGAGCAGGTTCGATGGACCTACCAGGACCAATTATCTGAGCCGTACGTGTTGTGGAAGTATGGCATACGGCCCGTTGATCTTGATGGGCCGCTTCGACAAAATCCTCGTTTCGGAATCAAAAGCCACAGGGATGATCAGTGAGCCTCCTCCTCGTAGATGACCTTCGTGCCGAATTTGATGCCCGTTGTCAAGATGACTCCGACATCAAACAACACCTCCCTACCCTCTACGAGCATGCCCTGGCCTACCCGAATGTGCGGATCCTGGAATTAGGGGTGCGTTCAGGCAACTCCACCTCAGCGTTCCTCCTCGCCGTCGAAGAACAACGAGGACACCTCTGGTCAGTAGATGTCAACCCGCCGAGCGTGCCCCCATATTGGCGTACCAGCCACCGATGGACAATCTTCGCGGGCGACGATATGACACCAGTCATCGCCGCTGATACACCACCCGAAATTGATGTGTTGTTCATCGACACCTCACACGCCTACTGGCACACCCTGGAAGAACTCCGCCTCTACGTACCCCGAGTCCAACCAGGTGGTGTGGTTCTCATGCACGACACCGAACTTGAATCACCAGACGGGGTAGGTAACCGTCCCCCATTCCCGGTCGCCAAAGCATTGAACGATTTCTGCGCTGAAACCGGATTGATGTGGCGGAACAGAACCGGTTGTTGGGGCCTCGGCATTATCGACATTCCATGAAAAGCACTTTGGCGAGTGATGGCTAGGGGGTGAATTGTGGCTATCACCTTCGGCACCATCACCAGCGGCAACGGCACTAGTCCCTTGGTCATCACCAAGCCGACCGTCTCGAACGGTGATGTGATCGTCGCGGAGATCGCATCGAGCGGAACCGCTATCACGCCGCCGTCAGGGTGGACTCAGATCTATGCTACGGCTTTGGCGATGAACCCGAGGCAGTGGGTTGGTCTGCGGGTCATCGACGGAACCGAGGGCGCGGACTTCACGTGGACCGCTGGTGCGGTGGCTATGTCTGGTTGTATTCAGCCCTGCACGGGGGTGGACAACACCACGCCGCAAGACGTGACCGCGACGACATATGAAATCAATGACACCTTGGCCACAACCATTCTGCTGCCCACGTTGACGCCGACGATGGCGGGCACGGGACTGATCACCTGCGGTGCGGCCAACTCCGCGTCGGTGACCTTCACGAAACCGGCGAACATCGGCTCCGACGCATTCACTGAGGTGTACGATTCTGCGGCCAGCAAGTCGTCCACTATGGACACAATGGTCTACAGCGGAACGAGCGCCACTGGTACGGTCACCATTACGCTTTCGTTGTCGAGGGCGCGTTGCGGTGCGTTAGTCGCGTTACGGCCGGCGGCAGGAGGAGGTCAACCTTCCGAAGCGGTACGCCCCCAAGTGATTAATTTTGCTGCAGTTGATCGTGCTGCGAATTGGTAGGAGCCTTTAAAGTGATTCCCATTCTTCGACCGGATCATCATTGGATTTGTCCTAATTGCGATGTTACGCATATTACTCACGAGCAGCAACCCCACACACCATTCCATTCTTGTCGAGGGCTTAGGGGATTAACAGCACCGTTTATTCCAGAGGGAATAGAGGCGAAAGTGGAAGCGTGTGAGCGTGGCGATTATATCGGTAAAGAAGACGTGCAATTAGATGGAGAAGGGCGACCCATTATGGCTGTGGTGACGACGCGTGACGAAGGTCAGGATTGTGTCGTCCTGGCCCCAACCGCGAAAATGAGTGCGCATGACTAGTCAAGCAGGGGCATCCGCATCGGCCGAAAATGCAACGGTGCGTATTACGCCGGGGAAAGGCATACCAACCGCGAAAGTACAAGCGAGGGCGTATGACGCCACCATTCAGATTAAGGAGAACCGGTAATGGCATGGGCTGACAGCAGAATGTTTCGTGCGACGCTAAATGATTTTTTCATCAAGACCACCAGCTTCGCGATGGATTTCGATGCGGACTCCTTCAAAGTCGCCTTGTATAACAACACAATCACCCCAGATAATGATGTGGTTGCGGCGAGCACCGCGTACAACGTGGGTCAATGGGCCACGGCTCAGGAAACTTTCGAGGCTGGCCAATGGGCTCAGGGTGGTGTGGCGTTGACTTCTCAAGTACTCAACGTGGCTACCGCGGATGTGGTGTTCTTCGATGCTGCGGATACTGCTTCAGGTTCGGCCGCAGATATCACCAATGCCACCGGTTGTCTCGTATACGATGACACGTTGACCACTCCGGTAGCTGATCAAGGGGTCTGCTACAACTATTTTGGTGGACCGAACAGTGTTGTTAACGGCACTTTCACAGTTGTGTGGGCAACGAACGGTATTTGGAGAATGACTCTATGATCCTAAGGGAACCCTGATATCAGGGGCATAAATGGCGACCGTGACATGGCGTGTTACTACACCCGATGACGGTAGTACGCCGAACACCTCCGGTGGATTTGATATTTCCGTTAATGATTTGGTTATTGTTTTGGTGGCGACCAGTGCTTCCACTGGATTCTCTGGCACCATGTCCGCGCCGGGCGGCAGCGGCATCACCTCGATGGCCGCCGTGGGTGTTGTACCTGTATTCGCGGCCAGTGCGAATACCGTTAACATGTTCGTGTCTAACCAATTCGCTACGAGTGCTATCAGCAATACTACGGTCACGTGGACTCCGACTGATGTTGGTACCGCTACTATCATTACGGTGTTCACAATTGCGGGAATGTCCCGAACTGGAACAAATGCTGTAAAGCAAACCGCTAAACAGGACAATCTCACCTCGGGCAGCCCGAGCGCAACATTTGGTTCTTCATGTCTCACTGGCAATCCAACAATTTGTGCCACCGGCGATTCGGTATCGGATACTATCACCGCGCCGACTGGTTGGACGGATGATGGTGCCGGTACCACAACGGCACCAGTAATGAAATTCCGGACGGCACATCGCAATTCTGGATTCACTGGCACAGCCATTACATGGAATGGTTCAACCGCCGGATCGAATGGCACATTGCATGTTGAGTTTGATAGTAGTGCTGCGGGGGGTGGCGGCCCTATCGCTGAGGCAGTTCTACCACGTATTATCTATTTTCCGGCAGTTGATCGTGCGGCTCGATGGTGAAAGGAGATATGCATGACTATGTATGTTGCGTATAACACAGCGCATGCGTCGGGTACGGCCCTATCGGTGGCTACGCAGTATGCGGCTGGCGTTAAGGTGGCTTTGCAGATTGGCATTCCCTCAGGGCAATTCATTAACCTTGTCGGATATGGCTATTCCTTTGATGAGGATCCTACGGCGGCTGTGGCGGCGAATGCGAGTCCTATCGAAATCGCATCTACAGCAACAGCGAGTACGGTGACGACCGCGCATTCAACAACAACTGTCAAGCCATGGAATGATTCTTTGGGTCGGGCATCAACAATGACGATGTCCACCACTGGTACGGGTTATGGTACTGGTGCACTCACTACCAACACCACGCTGCGGTATGCCGATAAGCGGTTCCTGTCCCCCACGGGTTCTTTTGATATTTTGTGGCCTTCGGATATGCGTCCCCAATTCGGGGCCGCTGCGGCAGCCGAATTTGTGCAGATGCGGATAAATACCACGATCACGGTTAATATGCATGCGTATATCATTTGGGAGGAGCTTTAGAGTTTAGCCCTGGTAATGTATGAATTCCGCTCTTGGTTATTGGGGATTTTGTCCCCACGATTCTTGAAATTACATAAGCGAGGGGGCCTCCATGGCGGTTAGGCTAGGGTTCCCCTATCGGCAGCTTATTGAGCAAACGAAGGCTGTCAATCCGCCTCCCGCCGCCGGCACGAATGTTTCCCCTACCGAAGCTGCGGTAACTGCCGCCGCCCTAGATGTCACAGTTGAGATCTCCGTTAATGCGACGGAAGTAACTGCGACGGCGGTTGCGCAGAACATCACCGCGAAGGTTCAACCGGCCGGGCCTACGGCCACCGCGACCGCCGCCGCCCAATCCGCGATCGTCAAAGTCGCGGCAGCACCGCAAACGGCTACCGCCACGGCAGCAGCCCAGAACGCGACCGTCAAGATATCCATCAATGCCCAGACGGCAACGGCTACTGCTTTGGCACAAAACGCCACAGTTACCACAACCGGCGGTACAAACGTCAATCCGACGACCGCGACAGTAACCGCTCTGGCGCAAGATGCGACGATAAAAATCGCACCTGTCGTGCAGGCGGCCACTGCGACCAGTGTGGCTCAGACCGCCCAGGCGGATATCAAAGTCAATGCGGTTGCCGCATCCGCGACTGCTCTCGCTCAAAACGCCACAGTCAGTACCACGGGTGGAACGACTGTCAATCCAACAACGGCGACCATTGCTGCCCTGGCGCAGACCACCCAGACAAATATCAACATCAATCCATCAACAGCGTCAATCACTGGTTCGGCCGAGACCGCCCAAGCGACCATCAAGACCAACCCAGCGATAGCGTCGGCCATAGCATCGGCTCAAACCGTTCAGCCGGATGTCAAGACCAATCCGACATCGGCGAATATTACTGCTGCGGCGCAAACCAGCCAATCAAGCGTCAAAGTCAATCCGACGACGGCGACGGCTACGGCGGCTGCCCAAAACGCTACAGCAGTTGTTGGAACCTTCGTTGCAGCGCAAACAGCCGGTGTTACAGCATCAGCCCAAAACGCCACAGTCAAGATCTCCACTCAGGCCGGCGTGGCAAGCATCAGCGCTGCAGCAAATGATGCTACTGCCGCCGTGGTCAAGACTGTCTTCCCAACCACGGCCACGGTCATAACATCGGGGCAGAACGCTTCGGTCACTCGTACCAGCAATCCGATACCTACAACGGCGTCGGTATCGGCCGCGGCGCAGAATGCACAAATTAAGATCGATGCAACAGCGGGATACGCCTCCATCGCGGGGACCGCCTATAACGCTATTATCGCGGGCGGCGTCGAAAACGCCATATCGAAACATGAAGTGCTAGCGGGAGTTGGTTCTTCAAGCACGGTCAGCGCGGGAGTTATATCCAAGCACAGCGTCACGGCAGCGACATCATCAACTTCTACCGTCTCGGATGGGTGATCATGGGTGCGTCTGTCTTCTATGAAAGCACCAGCGAACTGGCGACACTCCAAAACACCTTCACCGTCAACAACGCGCCAACCGACCCCACCGATGTGACACTGACGATCATCTCACCGACGAACGCCACTACCACGTATACATGGTCATTGGCCGAGATCATCCATGTCAGTGCGGGCGTCTTCAAAAAACAGATCGTCTGCACTGAGGCCGGGGAATGGCAGTACACCTGGGTTGGTACTGTCGTCGCCGCGGATGTCGCGTCCGGTTCATGGACTGTCTTCCCGCTGACTCTGGGCAAGCTGTATGCCACCGTGGATGGTTTGAAGTCGCGTCTGGGTATCCCACTGGGCACCGACACGAAAGACGACTATGAGATCCACATGGCGTGTTTCGCTGCGTCCCGTGGAATCGAAGATTACTGCGGCCGGATCTTCTACCGCTCTGTGTCAGGAACAATACGGACCTTTGTTCCGACGAACCTGTACTGTCTACGGATGCCGGCCTACAACGACATTGTGAGCATTTCGGCGTTCAAGACAGATGCCTCCGGCGACGGTACCTACGAAACCACCTGGGCGAGTACCGACTATCAGCTATTGCCGTTGAACGCTACGGCGTTCCCGGAGGCCCGCGGATACGACGAGATCAAAGCTGTGGGTACGAAAACCTTCCCACTCCCTTACACTCTGCCTGCCCGCGATGACCGGGTGCAAGTGACCGGCATCTTCGGTTGGCCTTTGGTGCCATTCGCAGTGAAACAGGCTGCCCTCATCCTCGCCGAGGACATCTTCGGTTCGAAGGACAGCGCATTCCGGGTCGGCGGGTATTCAGAATTTGGGCGGATGCGGGCAAAGGTGAACCCGCATGTGGTTACCATGTGTCAGCCGTACCGCAGAGCAGCGACGGCTTTTCCGGTACGGCAGAGTTAAGGGAGCGTAATGGCCGATATCACGGCGATCCGTAATGCGATCGGTACGAAGCTGGAAACCATCAGTGGGCTTCGTGTCTTCGACCGTTGGGAAGGTAACGTTCCCACTCCGGCAGCCATCGTGTTACCGGACTCCCGGTCGTTCATTCGGTTCAATTCCACCATGGGCGGCCAAACCCACGATGCGACGTTCATCATCCAACTCTTGGTAAGCAAGGCAACGGACCGTATCGGCCAGGAAGATCTTGACTCTTACTTCGCTGATGAGGGTGCGAAAAGCATCTACGGCAACGTGTCGGGCACTTTGCCGGGGACAGACAGCCACTTCTGCGAAGTGATGGAAGTGCGGAACTATGGTGTGGTACGGATCGGTTCTCCACCGGAAACCGTATACGAATACCTCGGCGCGGAATTCGTGGTCCAAGTCGGGCTTTACTGATATGGCCGCTGATGGTTGGGACTGGCCATATGCACGCCTGGTGGACATCCATGACGGTGACACAGTACGCCTTGACGTGGATCAGGGTTTCAGCGTGCACTCCTATCAGTGGATTCGATTGCTTGATGTGTGGGCTCCGGAGTTGAACGAAGAAGGCGGCCCCGAGGCTCGGGAACTGGTACGGGACTGGTTCGACACGTACGCGCCTGGAGGGACAGTGCAGTTGATCACCTATCGGCAGGGTGTGGCATTGGAGATTCGGTTCAAGCAGACCTTCACCCGGTACGTTGGTGTCATCAAAACCAATAGCTCAACCCTCAACGAGTGGCTTCAGGCGAGGCTGTGATGCGGATCCTCGTTGTTCACCCTGGTCCCTCTTTTTCGGTGCAGGATGTTCACACAGGCTGGGTGGAGGCCCTGAAAGAACTAGGTCAGAAAGTCATCGAATTCAACCTGGGGGATCGGCTCACCTTCTACGACAGTGTGCTCATGCCCGCCGATGGCACTGACCCTCTCTACTATGATGAGAATACGCAGATTCAGATTAAGAAGGCCTTATCGGTCGAACAGGCTCACGACCTGGCGGTCAACGGTCTCTATGCTCTTCTCTACAAAAGCCGACCTGATGTCATGTTGGTGATTTCGGCGTTCTTTGTGCCCACAAAGTTGATTGATCTGGCTCGGATGTATGGCACCAAAGTGGTGGTTCTGTTCACGGAATCACCATATGAGGATCCGAACCAGTTGAAAACAGCCGAGCATGTTGATCTCGCCTTATTGAATGATCCAATCAACATTGAGAAGTACAACGAGATCGTGATGACCCGGTATGTGCCTCACGCGTACCGGCCGGCGATCCACCATCCCGGACCACCGACCCGGCCGATGGTTGATTTCAGTTTCATCGGTACGGCATACAAGTCCCGGATCGATTTCATGGAAAAGATGAACTTCGAAGGGCTTGATGTTCTGCTGGGCGGCAACTGGCAACTACTCACCAATGATTCTCCACTCCGCCAGTATGTCGGACACAATCTAGAAGAATGCGTCGACAATACGGAGACTGCCGAAATCTACCGATCAACACGAGTGGGGATGAATCTGTACCGACGTGAGGCCGAACGACCAGATCTATCACAGGGTATCGCCATGGGGCCGCGGGAAGTGGAGATGGCCGCCTGTGGGCTGTTCTTCCTGCGAGACCCACGCCCAGAAGGTGATCATGTTTTGTCGATGATGCCGACGTTCACTTCTCCGGAGGAGGCATCGGAGCAGCTTCACTGGTGGTTGAAGCGGCCAGATGAATGTGAGGACTTGGCGCGGGCGGCATGGCGGGCAGTGGAGGGTCGAACATTCACCCGGTACGCCCAAGACCTGATGCGGATCTTGGAGGGGTAGATGTTTTTCAGGATCATCGTTGATCAGGCTTCGGTGCGGCGAGTACTCAGTCGTCTACAACGACTCCGCAACGAAATCGATGATGATCTGAATATTGGGCTTCGCCGCACCTCCGTTGAGATGGAGGCAGCGGCCAGACGTGGCGCGTTGCGTCTCCCCCGGCGTGGGGGTTTGGCCGAGCGGGTAGCAAAATCGAAGTTCAAACATGACATCAAACGTCATAGTGGTCGGGTGACGCTCGAATTCACTGCGGAAAGTCAGGGCGGATTCAACCTGGCGTTGATCGATCGTGGCGTAGTAACCCACCCAGTCTTTGGGCATTCACCATGGATCACACAAACCGTTCCTGCGGGTTGGTTCTCTGAACCTATTGAGGCGGTTACGGACAACATGTTGTCGAGAGAGATCGAACCGCTTATCCGCGCTTCGGTCGAAAAGTGAGGTAAAGAATGAGGATCATCTTCAAAAAGCAGGATCTCGGTGAATGGCGTGGCGCGCCACGGTTGAAGGAGGCTCGTACCGTTAAACATCGGTTGGGCATGCTTCCCGAAGAATTTAACGATGCCATCACCCGCATGGACCCCGACGCATTGTGCATGCTCATCTCGTTGTTGAAATATCGCAACGGTGAGCAGGTGTCGTACGAGGAGATCGACGGTGAGTATGAGGACTTCGACGTGCAGCTTTCCGAGGAGGAGAAGAAGCAGGCAGCCGAACAGGAGGCCGGCGGGATCAGCCCCGTGATCGTCGGGATCCTCCGTGAATTGAAGGTTGATGTCGACGCGTTCGGCGTTTCTGAGGTGGTTTTGCGGCATGTTGAAGCGGCTGCGAAGGCTCAGGCCGAGCAGGGAAAAGGCGTAGAACCAGAACCAGGACCGGTACTGGAGACAGGTACGACGAATGGCTCGCCGAACTCCTCGATGAGTACGACTTCGAGGGAAACGTCATCGAACGAATCGACTCCTACATCTACGACTACGCCGTTGGATGGTGGAAGAACTTCGGGCTCACTGTCCTCGATTTAGAGGCCGGCGAAATCTCCTGGGGGTTTTTCCTCCGCGCGGTCAGATTCCTAGAAGAAGATCAACGGAAGGATGGGTGATGGGTGATGGCCCTACTCGGCGGCCGTGGGCCGGAAATGTCCATCACCATCCGTTCTTATGCCGATGCCAAGGGTCTCAAGTCGATGGAGTCCCAGGTTTCGGCGTTCCGGCGGGCCGCCCAGCAGGGCATGTTCAAAACCGGGACGGGCATGGCGTCCAACCTGGCTCAGGGCATCAACTCCAACACGCGGCAGGTTCACCAGGCCGGTCGGAACCTGGTCAGTGTGGCGCAGAAACATGCGGTACGACTCGGTGGCACATTCCAGCAGTTGGGTTTCCAGGCCCAGTTGACAGGCATGACCTTGACTCGGGCGTTCACGGCCCCGGTGGTCGCCGCGGTCGGGTTCGGCACTGTGATGGGGGTGAAGCTGGCTGCCCGGTTGGAAAGCGCCAGGGTTGCTCTGCAGGCGTTGCTGCCGGTGGGTTACAACGTCAACGCGTTGATCGTACGGTTGCGGAAAACAGCCATCCAGTCGCCGGTCTTCAACACCCCACAGTTGGTGGACTTCACCCGCAAGTTGGTTTCTACGGGTGTGGAGGTGAAGAAATCCGAGGCGATCATCGGTTCGTTGGGGAAGGTGTTCCAAACCTTCGGTGTGACCGGGGAGGGTGTTGAACTTGTCCTCAAGGGTGTGGGGCAGGCGTTCGCGAAGGGCCGGCTGTACTCCGAGGAACTGAACCAGCAGATCGGTGAGCAGATCCCGGCATTGAAGTTGCTGGCTCGTGCCGCGGGTGTGACTCAGGGCGAATTCCTCGGGATGGTTAGCGAAGGTGAGATCACCGCGGATGTGTTCGCTGATCTGTTGGTCAAGATGGGGAAGTTCCCGGAGGTTAACCGCGGTGCCGCCGGGGCATTGCATACCATGTCGAGTGCCTTTGACCGGCTCAAGGAATCGATGTTCGATGCTTTGGCATTGACCTGGTTGAAGTATTCACCGCAGATTCAGAAAGGACTTGATGATCTAGGGAAGCAGATTCCCGGATTGGGTGACGCTTTCGCCAAGCTGGTTCCGAAATTGGTTAATGGTTTCACGGCGATAGTGTCTGGGATCAAGGGTGCGTTGAGGTGGTACAACAGCCTCGATAAATCACAGCAGAAACTTGTTGGTACGCTCGCGCTTGTCGCGGTTGCTGCCGGCCCGGTCATTATCATCCTCGGTAAACTGGCCACCGGTATGGGTGCGATTGCGACGATCGCCAGTGCCGCATTGAATCCGCTGGGTTTGCTGGCCGTCGCGTTCGGTGCGTTGATCGCATTCGGATTGATCAAATGGTTGAAAGATGCCGGCGATGGCACGGACGTGTTTGCCACGGCTCTTGATAAGGCGGCGGATGCTTTCGACCGGCTTACGGGGAAAGTCAGAAAAGCTCCGAAGAAGAAGCCCGTCGTAACTGAGCCACCGATCCTACATGCACCCAGCAAATCGGTCTTTGGGAAGAAAGTAACTGAGCCGCCTATCCTGCATGGCAATATCCCCCGCGGGGTAACTGAACCGCCAATCTTGACTGGCAATGTGCCGTTGAAGGCACCGAAGGCGCTGACGAAGCCGAAGGCTGCCACGGACTGGGAGAAGGTGGGTCGGACTATCGGCCGCGCTATCGTGAGAGGCCTGTTCGACGCGCTGGATAAGCTTGCACCGGGTGGTGACTGGGTGGAGGCCGGTAAGAAGGTCGGCGGTAAGGCGGTTGGTTTCGCGGTTGGTTTCATGGCCGGTCTCGGTGATGAATTGTTCACCGTGAAGTTCTGGAAGAAGCACTGGTGGGATGTCATCGTCGCGACGATGAGCATTTTCGGTGTTGGCAAACTGTTGAAACCGGTCGCTAAAGTCATCACCAAGATCCCATGGGGGAAGCTTGGTGCGCTCATTGCCAAGATTCCGTGGGCTAGGATTTTCGGTCCATTGACGAAAGTGGCCGGTGTGGTAGGCCGCTTCTTCTCCCGGATCTTCGGAGCGATCGGAAGGTTGGTCGACAAGTCCCTTGGTGGACTTCCTCGTAAAGTAGGGAATGCGTTTAAGGCCATAATCCGAATACCAGCTAGGATCGGAAGATTTTTCCTCGAATTGGGGAAAATCTTGGGGCTAGTTTTGCGTGAGATATTCCCTATAATTGACAAGGCGATCGAGGATCTGGGCATCAGATTCCTCTACGGTATCGATGCCCTCCGGAAAGTAGTGGGCAAGCTCGGTCAGAGGATCATCAATTTCTTCGCGAAACTATTCTGGTATCCACTTCGGCAATCATTCAAGACATTCTCGGGTAGGGTGTTGGCTTTCCTTGGCCGCTTCTTCGGCATTCAGGCCTTGGTGGATGAGGGCAAGAACCTCGTCGTCGGGCTGATCAATGGGATCAGGGAGAAGGCGAAGGAACTCTGGGATCGACTCAGGAAGATCTGGCGCAGCGTCGTCAACAGCTTCAAGAGATTCTTCGGGATCTCTTCACCGTCGAAGGTGATGGCGAACCTCGGCAAGGACCTGATGCGCGGTCTCAGCAACGGCATCATGGCGTTGAGGGACCGGCTGGTAGGGAACATCCGGAAGATCAAGAACAGGATCATTGACATCTTCCGGAGCCTCGGGAAGTACATCAAGGAGAATGTGCCGGCCGCGTTCCGTAAGGGTGTGTCGTTGATCGGCCAGATCTGGGACAAGATCCGTAAGAAGGCTCTCACCCCGGTCAACTTCATTATTGACCCGGTGTATAACAAGGGTATTCGTAAGCCGTGGAATGCCATCGCCGGATTCCTCGGGTTGAAATCCAGCCTGCCGAAACTAAACAAGATCAAAATGGAGTCCGGTGGTGAAATGCCCAGCAAGCCGATGGGCAGCTTCACCAAACCGACTGCGATCGTCGGTGAAGGCAACACCAACGCACCCGAGTACGTCATCCCCACCGAACCGAAGTACCGCAAACAGGCGTTGAAGCTGTACGAGTCTCTGGGTGGGCGGCTCATGGCTGGTGGTGGCATCCTAGGATTCCTGACAAACCCGGCCGGCTGGCTGAAAGACCAAGCTAAATCCAAGATCGACGCCATCGCGGATAAGTTCGGTTCCAATGGCATGACCAGGCTGCTCAAAGGCCTGCCGAAGATGATGCTACGGGAAGCGATCCCCTGGTTCAGGCGGCAACTGGCCCGATGGATGGGTGGTGGCGGCGGGAAATTCCTGGGCGGCCCGAGCGGATCATCCATCAGTGTCATCGCCGCGTTGGCTCGCCGGTTTTACCCCGGTGCTCGGGTTTCGTCCGGTTACCGCCCTGGCGATCCTGGCTACCACGGTAAGGGCCTCGCCGCGGACCTGATCGGCGGCGGCACAGCCGGCATGAATGCGATAGCACGCGGCTTCTACCGCATTTCCGGCCGACTCCTTGAAGAGATCCATTCACCGTCATGGTTCGTGAAAAACGGTCGCCGGGTCTCGTCGGCCTTCTACCGCAGTGTCTATGGGCAACACTTCAGCCACGTCCACATCGCCGCGTATCGCAACGCGTTGCTACCACTCTTGCAGACTCGTGTCGGACCTGGTTTCGTCGCCGACAACGGCACCGTACTCAGCCCCGGTTGGAACCTCCGCTACAACGGCACCGGCCAAGCAGAACCACTTCGACCATTCCGAGGCGGCCGGGGCGGTGGCACCTTCCACGTCACATTGATGATCGGGGACAGGACGCTCGGCGAGTTGCTGATTGATCCGCTGCGTCACTCGGTGAGGACACGTGGTGGAGATGTGCAGGCCGTCATCGGAAGGACAAAGAACAGGTGACCACCCAGAACCTTTACTCCGAACTGCTCATCGATTACATCTGGACTGACATCTCCAACAAGACTTACACCAGAGACGGCGGGGCATCGATTTCTTGTGGTCGGTCGCAAGAAGGCCAACGAGTCGACCCTGCCAACTGCCAACTCGTACTCAACAACAGAGACGGCAGATTCTCACCGCGGCTACCCACCTCCCCGTACTACTCAAAGATTGGGCGCAACAGTAAGATCCGGTTATCATCCGCAAACCCCACCACGGTATCGGATCTATTCACCCGAAGCACCTCGAATGGTTGGGGCACTTCAACCAGCGGACAGGCCTGGACGAACGTGGGTGGTTCAGCCTCGGACAGATCAGTCAACGGCACCCAAGGCGTCATTACGCTACCCACGTCGATCACGACCAACCGTATTCAGTACGTGGGTAGCAGCCTCACCGACATGGACATAGTGGCCACGGTGATACCAACCCAGGTATCCGTCAACGGCAACTTGCATGCATTCGCGCAAGTGCGATACAACACCGGGAGCGGAGCAAGATACGAAGGACGCGTTACGTTCAATACCGTCAACGGTATCAACGTTTCCATTCGGGACGGCTCGGGGCAGTTGGCCGCACCTGTGGCGACGGGTCTTACTTACGCCGCTAACGATATTTTGAAGATGCGCGTCAGGGTGGTGCGTGACGTTATCTTCATCCGAGTATGGACTCTTACTCAGATAGAACCAGCGCTGTGGCATCTTACTTACCGGGTTCCTTCCGGCGTATTGACCAGTGGTGTCGCCACCCTGGGTTGGGTGGCAGATTCCGGAAACACGAACAGCACCCCAACAGTCAAATACGATGACGTGGTTGTCACAGATCTCACCAAGATCCGAATGGTGGGGGAGGTTGCTAACTGGCCGGCCCGTTGGGATGTGAAAGGCAAAGATATTTACACCCCAGTGGAAGTCAATGGAGTTCTCCGCCGTCTGGGGCAAGGGGCCAGTGCTCTCAAATCCACCATGTATCGGATATACACCTCACCCACCCGCATACATCCCATCGCATACTGGGCCTGCGAAGACGGCGAGAAATCGACACGAGTCGCGTCAAGCATCGGCAAATCAGCAATGAGAGTATACGGAGCCGCCCCCGCTTACGGGGCGTACTCGGATTTCCTGTGCAGCGATGCTGTCCTCACCTTGGGTGCCACCCGACTAGTTGGGCCAGTACCAGCACACACCAATACGGGCACCGAAGTGATGCGGGCGCTGATCTACATCGGCACCGCCGTATCCGGGGCAGACAAACAAATCATGTCATTCCGAACCAACGGCACAGCCAACCTGTGGATACTCTGGCTCGGCAGTTCGGGTGGCCTGACACTCAAGGTTTACAACGACGACGACCAGTTGATCCACACCTCGTCATCGTGGCTGTTCGGCCTGAACGGTCAACAAGCCGAATTGAGACTTCAGGGCATACAAAATGGATCCGATGTCAACTATGAAGTCGGCGTCAGATACCTGTCGGATAACACATCCTCGGTGTCTAGCGGCACGGTGACCAGCCGTACTATCGGCACGATCCAACACTGCACAATCACCTGGGACAAAGACATCCCAGACCTCTCAGTCGGTCACGTTGTTGTCGCTAATGACACCACCGTTTTCGAAGATTCATCCGGATCATTCACCGGTTCGATCACCGCCTGGCAGGGTGAACCAGCAGGCGAACGCATCGAACGACTCTGCACCGAAGAAGGCATCCAATTCGCTGGTTTCGGTGACCTCAGCAATACTGAACTGCTGGGTGCGCAACTGCCCGAGACTCTCATCGAACTACTGCAATCAGCCGCCGACAGTGACGGAGGGATCCTCTACGAAACCCGATACGAACTAGGTTTGTCATACCGGACACGGACCAGCATCTACAACCAGACATCAATGCTGGACTTGAACTACGCGACGAAACAAATCTCCCCACCATTCGAACCAGACGAAGACGATGACTCACTCCGCAACGACG